CAATACTTTTGTAAAGATAATCTTTTATTCTTTAAAAACAAATAATTTAGTAAAAAAAGCCTTTAGTTTCAAAACATCATTCCTAAAGGCTAATAACTAACCAACTAAATTATGAAAGACAAATGTACATTTTATTTATTTATAAAACAAATTTAAAACAAAAAAAACCGCTTACTATTGTTCAGCGGTTATAAAGTAGAAGCTATATAAAACTACTTTTAAAATAAAATCATATAAAGACCAATTAATTATTATTTAATTGCATAACTTTTTAATTTAGTTGGTTACTTTTTTTACTTCATATTAAAATAGTGTTTCTTGTTTAACTGTTTCTTTAAATCTTTTTTCAGCTTCTTTTAAATTTAAAGTAGCTTGTTTGTAATAACTATCTTTTAACTCAATACCAATAGCCTTTCTACCCATTGAAACAGGACTGAAAACTTCGCTACCAACACCCATAAAAGGAGTTAAAACAACTTCATTAGGGTTTGAATATAATTCAACAATTCTATCAATAACATCTAATTGTAAAGGGTGTACGTGCTTTTCGTCATCTTCTTCTTTACTATCTCTAAAAGGTAAAACATTATCAATTCTAATATCATCCCAAACAGAAGACGCATAACGTTGCCATATGTAATGATTCAACTTTGTTATTTTGTCATCTTCATTTATATTATTTAAATGTTCCCAAAGTTCAACCTCATTTAAGTTTGAGTTATTTGCATTATTCCAAGCTCTTAAAATATTTGGCAAAATTGGAACTTCTCCAGCATAATGATTAATTCCAAATTGATGAGTAACAGGTACTTTATTTTCTCCTTTTTTAGTAAAAACTAAAACATAATCTGGCATAGCTGTAAAGCATTTTGTACTATCTTCAACTATGAACTTATGCATTAAAGACTGCACCATTGTACGCATACGAACCTTTAAAGGTTCTTTCCAAATAGTAATACGATTACGATATTCAAAACCGTATTTTTGATGTAGTTTTATTATTTCGCTTGGAAAATCCCAAAGCCTACAAGTATTATCAAAAACGTCTGTTGCGTGTACTGCTGTAATTCTTCCAGTCTTTGTAACTCTTGCAATTTCTTTAATTAAAAACTCGTATTGCTCTAAAAATTGCTCTTTACTTTCACAGTTAGAAAAATCATTTTCAGAACTTGAATAATTATATAGACCTGCAAATGGTGGAGAATATACTGATAAATCAATACTTTCATCTTCTAAAGTTGGCATTACTAACATACAATCACTATTATAAATAGCATATCTATCTGTTACAATTTGGTCTTTTACTTTGTTTTCTTCTTTCATAATTATAAAAATTTAGGTTTAATTAATTCTTTGTTAAATTCTTTTTTTGTGTGTCTAAAATGTCTATTTACATTTTCTGTTAAATGTTTATGTAACATTATAGCTTTTTGTGTTTTTTGTTCTAAAGCTTCTAAAACTCTTGTTTGTCCATCTGAAATTACCATATCGATAATAACATTGTTTTTTTGTCCAAATCTCCAGAAACGTCTTATAGCTTGGTAGTATTGCTCATAGCTCCACGTTGGAAAAAAAACAGAATGATTACAATGTTGCCAATTTAAACCCATTGAAGTCATTTTAGCCTTTGTTATTAATCTTTTTATTTCTCCATTTGCAAAAGCTAAAAGTATTTCTTCTTTTTTATCAATTGATTGGCTACCTATAATTTCAACAGCTTCTGGGTCTAATTCTTTTAATATTTTACTTTCGTTATTTGTATTACACCAATAAACAGAAGTTTTACCAGCAGCTAACTCAACAGCTTTTTTACACCTTTCTAATTCTGTTTGCTTTTGTTCGTGTCTAATTTCATTAAAGTTTTTAGCTACTATATTAAACATCTGTATTTGTCCGTCTATAGATATTTGGCTTTTATTTTCTACTATATGTTTGTAAATCTTTAATTCTGGTAAATTATACATATCATTACTAAAACCTAAATCGCTTGGCATTTTTGCCATAATAGACCATTGATTAACCCAAGCAAAAAAGTCTTTTTCTGCGTGTGGCTTAAGATAAAATTTTTCTCCAATATTTCTATTTGAACTATCAACAGCGTTATTATTAGCTTTAAAAAACTTACCTAACATATCCATATAACCCATATAACCTAAAGCCTCTGAACTTGTTCCTAATTCTATAAAATCGTTAGGGCTTGGAGTTGCTGTACTCAAAAACCTATAAGGTATTTTTTTAACAAAACTTGTAACTTCTTGTTTTATTTTTCCGTCAAAGTTCTTAAGTATTGAGCTTTCATCTAAAATAACACCCTCAAAGTCACTCTCTTTAAAATAATGCAATCTTTCATAATTACAAATAACTATATTACCTGTAAATTTTCCGTCTTTTGAATACTCAACGTTTTCAATACCTAATTTTTTAGCCTCTAAAACAAATTGAAAAGCAACAGCTAAAGGAGTTAATATTAATACTCTTTTATTAGTGTGGTTTACTATGTTTTGAGCTAAAGACAATTGTACTAAAGTTTTACCCAAACCAGTATCTAAAAATACAGCCGAACGACCTTTTTTTATTGCCTTTTCAATAACATACTTTTGAAAATCAAAAGCTATATCTGGTATGTAATTGGCTTCAAATCCAAAATTACCAATACTATGCCTTTTACTTTCTAAAAATTCATTGTAATTCATAATTAATTATTTAGTTATTATTATTATTTTGTAAAATTAATTTAAATATTTCAATTAACCTAATTTTTAAGTAAATATTTTACGTTTTTATTTTTAATTTCTTCTGGAGTATTTTCTGCTACACTTAAAGCTTGTAACCTATTTTCATTTTGCTTTTCGTAGGCTATGCCTATTTTAATATTGTTTTTCATCTTCTATTTTTTTTAAAACTAAATGATATTTAGCGTTTACAATTTCTTTGTTTAAACCTCTTTTAGCAAGTATTTTTAATTCTTGTTGTAGTTCATTTCTTTGTTCAATTAATTTTTCGTAACGTGTCATAATAAAATTGTTAAAGTTAATATTGATAATGCTATTCCGATTGATGCTCCTATTAGTAAATAGTTATATCTTACTCTTGTCGATGCTTTCATTTTAATTATTTTTTAGCTCGTAATATTTAACCCAATCTCTACCTATCCATTCGTTTAGTGGCTTTTCGTTAAGATAAGTTTTTTTAAATCTTAAATTTTCAGCTACTACAAAAATATGCTCTTTATCTGGAACTTCAAAAGTTTTACTTATGTAGTCGTTTTTATCTTTTCTTTCTCTTTTTGGTTTTTCTAAACAAACCCTCGTAATATAATTTTCTCTATTTTTAACCCTTTGACGTTCTAACATTCTTTCGTTAAATAACCTTTTATATTCATTAATTAAATTAACATCCTTTTCTTTAAAAGCCTTTTTAATATACATAAATAAAGGGTCTTGATTGTATAAATCTAACTTATAATAACAATTCATTAAGGTAGCGTGGCTGTATCCTAATTCTTTACCTATTTTGTTGAAACTTGAATAAGGTAAGTTTTTTTGAACGTATAAAGTTCTTAAATATACATTTAAATCTGTTCTATTTTTCTTTGTAATATCTATTCCAAAGATATTTTTAATTTCTTTTACTGTCATTATCTTAATATTTTATTTGTTATACCCTCCATACTTTTAGGGTCTTTTTTATATGCTTTATAAAGAGTTAGTAAATTTTCAGCGTCATAAATTGGAACTTGTGCAATTTCTTTAATAAAGTTTTCATAAACTTCATAAACTTGGCTTGTTTCACTTTCTTTTGAGTTAAAAAAATCATCGTAGTATTTTCTTTCAACATCAGTAAGTAAGTCAATAGTTCTGTTAATTTGCATTTTAAGAGCGTTTTTAAAGATTTTTACCCCTTGCAAGTCAATTAATATGTTTTGACTTATTTGCATTGCTAAAACGCCTGTAATTAATTTGTGCGTTGTTTCTTCTTTTAGTTTCATAGTTATTAAAAATTTATACTTTCAACATTTCTTAATTCAATATTAGAGTTAAATTCTTTGTTGTGTTTTTCAACCTCCATTTTAACTCTTGTTCTTTCGTGTTCTAACCTCATTAAATTGTTAGCTTGTTGAGTAAGTTTAGATTGTGCGCTTGCAACTTCTACTGTAATAGTTCCGTTGTCTAATTTTTCCATTTGGTCGAATACAAATGCTAATAGTGATTTTGTGTTTACTGGTTTCATAATTTATTGGTTTTTAATTGTTAATTTTTTTGTTTGTTATCTTATTATTTAATGCTTTTATAGCGTATTTAAATCTGTTAAATTTTGGGTTTTTTAATATTTCTATATCTATTTCGTAAAAATCACAAATTATATTTAAATTAATTTCTTTTAAATAATGTAAGGAATCTTTATAATTTGGATACTTTTCTAATGCTATATTATAGTTTTCGATATATTTTTTATAATCAAAATTCATAAAAGATTTTGTATTAAATCTATAAACATCATTAAAACATATTTCTAATGGTCTTTGTGTTTTGTATTTTGTTCTTTTTAAAGTATAATGATTAAATTCTGTTATTGCATTTTTATAATCTAAATCAAAACCTTTTAAACCATAATTAATAAGCATCCTTTTTGTTTTAATTCTATTTTCTTTTAATGATAATCTGCAAGAAGTAGGTATTAAGTAAAAATCATAATCTAATTGTATAATTTCTTGTCTTTCATTTATAAGGCTATCTATTCTTACATCAGACTCTTTATCTATGTATGTTTTAATTATTTCATTTTTATAAAAATTACCTTCTGAATCATATAAATTAATATATTTTTTTTCAACAAACCTCACATTTCCTTTATTCCATATTTCTAAACAATCTAAATTACCTTTGTAATAGTCATTGTATGTAAACCAAGAATCTAATTCTAAACTTGTCATAATTTCTTTTTGTTAATTATTATGGTACAAATCTAATTAAAATATTTTAATTAAAAAAACTTTTTACAAATTTATTTCAAAAAAAAACCACCTCGTTAGAAGTGGCTTAAATTAATTAGTTATTTTCTATAAATTTAATTTCTCGTTGCAAATAGTCTAAAGCCTTTTTTAAGTCTTGTAACTCATTATCTTTTTTACCAGCTCTACAAATGTACTTTACTATATTGCCACGATTAAAATTAAGTCCGTAATGTTTAGAAATGTCTATTACATCATAGCCTTTTTTGTTATCGTAGTGGTTCGGTACAATTTCGCAATTAACTTTAATGTCGTTAAGTTGTTGTAGGTCTTTGAAGTCTGTTCTTAAATCGTCTTTATGTACGTAGTTTAGATTTTTATTGTCATCTATGAAAAGTAAACCA